TATACATATTATTTATAGTACTCCAAATCTGTTTGCAGCGAACTGCTAAACCAGAATTTGGATCTTCTGAAATTCTTATTGAAGCTTCAGTCTGATTTATTAACTCACCAGTATCAGGATCAACAATTGTTTCATCATTACTAATATCTGAACCATCAGTCATATAATCAATTACTGGAGTATAATTTGGAACGTCTACTGGAGTATACTTTGGTAAATTATCTAACAAAATATAATCACATCCATCTTTAACGTATACATTACCTTCATCATCAATAAATGTATGACTTAAAATCCAAGATCTGCTATATTTATTACCCGAACTTTTTTGATTTAGTCCGATATAAATTGTCTTACTTGGCTTAGCTTTCAATGTTGTAGTTTTCTTGGTCTTCTTTTCATAAAAAGCATTTACTATAGTATCACTATTTGTTAAATACTTCTTATACATTTTCTTTGCTGTCCATTGACCGGTCTTTATACCATTTACTGCAGCCTTAGTACTATCCCATGCATTCTTAATATCTCTTCCAGACAATTGACCAGGGAATACATGTGATGCATTTTCATATCCTTTAAATCCAACCTTAACTTCTGTTGGATTGACCATAATCTGATTTAATTGGTCAATGTTATCAATAACATCTTGACATATTTCTCTCATTGCTTCTACAGTTGAAACAATTGAAGCCTTAAATTCAGGGTCTAATTCATAAGTATCTCCGACCTGAACTAAGTGAACTGTTGCTAATACATCATTGAAGAAGTTCTGTGCAGTAGAAATTTCTGCACATGGGTTTAAATCAATGTTAATTTCACTATCAAGTTCTGAGAAATTGGTACCAAATGCACAGTTAAAGAATCTAATCAATGCATTTAAGAAATCACATAAACCTTGATCCATGACAATATGAAGATAAGTGTCTAATTGACCATTCAATATCTTCAATTTCTTTCCTAATAATTTATTATAGTTAATAGCACTTAATTTGAAAGTCTTTAATGATAGCTTAATAGCATCAATAGAGAATTCAATACCAAATGAACTATTACAGATAATATCTCTGAACTTCATATAGTCACCAATTAAATCACTTAAATGGTCTGCTATATTTTTCTGAGATTCACTTACACATTGATTTAATACATTCTTTTTAACTGATTTATAAAATGCAGAACCACTATCTAATAATTCTTGTAGAAGAGCCAAACAGTTCCACATATCATCACAAAGAATAGGAATTTTTCCTGGACCATCTATCAGCAACGGTTTTATATTCTTACGAATATCTTCTATAGACTGATTAATCTTTTTAACTGCGTCAGACATAGTTAAGCGGATGACATTCTTTATGCCATCTGCAACCTTAATCAATTTCTTAACATATTCCTTACATATCTTTTCAATCTTTTCAATTGCTTTCTTTAGCTTCTGAAAAGTTGAATATATGTAATCACATAATACGTCAGTTAAACCCATTAAACACTCACTATACTTGCTTTACCACTATTCAATGAAATAGCGCCAGTTTTTGCTGTTGGTGCTGATGCAGATTGATCACCTTGCATTGCATTAACTACTCCATCTGGAACACCTGCAGCACCTTCATTAGGATTGTCTTTAGTCCAGAAATCATAATGATATGAAAGTGAACATTTAATCATTTCTTCACCTTCATAAGACATTTGACCCATATCAAAATTTGTTAGAATACAATTTATATATGTGTATGTTGTAGTAGGCTGTAATTTTCTATCTCTCATTGTAAGTTTGATAGTATCAAAAGTCATATCACGTTCAACATGTGGAAATGCCATTCTATTCTGTTGTAAACGTGCTAAGAAATTATAGATACCTTGATTTTCATCTTCTACACGAACATAGAATTGTAGTGTAGTATCACCAGAATACTTACGATTTATTGGATAAGAGCGTTCAGTACCTAAAAACATTTGTGTAACATATTGTGTTTCATATTTAGGTAAATCAATACTGATAGGCACCAAATTCTTAATTTGTTCATGCATATCTTCTCCATGACGAGAAAGGAAAGTTATATCAAATAACCATCCTGGCTGTGGATCAGATAAAATCTCCATTCCGATTGCACCATTTTCCCAAATTGAATTCATACTATGCCATTACTCCAGCTAAATCATTTGTTATAGTTTGTGTTGGATTTGTCACCTTCATATAATCAAATGAGAATGTTGCGCTCAATTTCATAACTTCATCTGAAGTATAATTAAATTCTGTTTCTCCAATTTGCATTAGCTTACAATTATAGAAAGTAATTATCTTAGATACAAAATTATCAGCACAATCTAAACCATATTCATAATTATCATTTGGCTTTAAAATCTTTATTATAATTTTATTATCGCCATTTTGATAACGATATATAGGATTTGTTGTTTCAGATTTACCACCTTCTGGCCAATCTTGATTCATTGCAGTTCTATTCCATAAAGCTTGTAATGCTTGTGTGACATCCAAATTCTCATTTTCATTGAAATCGATAGTCAATTGATCTGCATTATCAGCACGAGCAAGATGCATAAAAGTAACACCACCAAAATATGTTGGTATTACTGATGCTTTACGTTCAGCAATCTTTCCTGATGTTGCTGCCTTATGTAATAAAGTTTGTGCATATTCTGGTAAATCAGAATATTGATTCCAAACAACCTCAAATGCCCATAATGGTTGAGGTGGTTTTTCATAGAAATCATTTGACCAAATTGATTGTATTCCCATACTTTATTTATACTACTAAATCGATAGCGCTATCTCTTGGATCTATATCTGAATTTACTGTATCTTTATGCGTAATAATGAATTTACCAACATCTACGAAATTCTTTGTTTTAAATACTCGTAAATCTCCATTATAATGTTCTTTTAAGAATGGTATTAACTTTGTATCAATACGCCATAGATAATTTGCATGTTCTTTTGGACGGCATGCATACATTTTAGAATCCGTAATCATTAAAATTTTATATGAATTAGGATTTACCAATGTATATCTATAGAATGCTTCAGAAATATCTGGATAACAAATTGTTCTCCAATCGTCCATGACTAAGATACCATTTGGTGATATAAATTGATCTGCCAATTTTAAATCTTCAAATGCATTATATCCAGAGTGACCAGCATCTATATGTAGAAATCTTGTATTATTTCTATAATTAGTAGTCAATCCATCTTCATGTGTGACTTTAGTACTATCAATATATTCTGTCTGTTTAGGTACCAAATCTACATAAGATAAAGAAATATTGGAAGTTTTCTTAATAGAATTTAATACAGTTGTTTTCATTCCTTCTTCATTTAAAAGATGGTCAATACCTAAAACATGTTCTCCACCTTTCTTATGTTGAGCTAACTTACATAGACTCTTACCTTTAAATACACCAAATTCTACCAAATTACCATATACGTTTTCTTCATTTTGTAATGATAAAAACCAATCCCATGTATATTGGTCTAATGGTTTAAAATAACCTTCTACAGTATCAATTTTTTCATTTATATCTTTAAAGTCCATAATCTACCTATTTAATTTTATTCCTAAAATATAAAAAAGTCTAAGACTTTTGGTCTTAGACTTTAATAAATTATTTCTAATTTTCTTATTCTTCTTCAATAACCATTGATTTGTCTTTTTCGATAAAGATCTTAACATCAATGAATTCAATTGCTTCTGCAGGTAGAACCTTAATAGAAACATTCATAATATGTGGATCATCCTTATCTTCAGTGACTGAAGTTGCATAAGCTAGAATACCTTCACCAGCCTTTACTCTATTCAAGAAGGAATCGATTACGTTCTTTGCTGAAGCACGAGTATTTGGTGTGTTCTGCTGGAATAGATATGGTTCCAATGCATACTTCAAATTCTTTTCAATGAAGTTCAAACATCTACGAACGTTAATTCTATTCAATGAAGAATTCTTCTTTAATGCAGTCTTCTGACCATATAGACATTCGCCATAAGCTGGACCACAATTCTTTGATGTATTGATATTGTTGATATACAATTCACCAACTTCGTTATCGGTTAGCTTCTTTAACTGACCATGAGTATATGTGATTTGACCTCTCTGAACACCTGCTGGAGCCATCCATGTTGCAACGTAGTTATCACAGTATGCCATTACGCATGCACCTGCAACTGACTTAGGTAGATAAATCCATGCACCAACATCACTGTTGTAGTATTTATCATAACCTGCATACATTGCTACATAAGTACCATTATTGAATGAGAACTGCTTACCATCTGCTACCATCTGTTTTACAGTCTTATCATCCTTAGCGGTAACCTGAATTACACCAATATCCATTGTTCTATCAGCTGCAATTTGACCGATTGTTCTCTGGTGAGCAATATACTTCTGAGCTCTTGCACCGAAGGATTCAATTGCTTCACAGTTGAATAGAATATCAATATCTGCTAGGTTAACATCACGATATAGTGACAATGCTGCAGTCTTTTCCTTGATTTCATTCTTCTGAGAGTTCTTACCACCAGTTAACTGATAGATAGCGTAAGTCTGTTTTGGTTGCTGATATTTTGAACCAGCTTTTGCAACAGATGCTGATGCTCTTGAAACGTAGATATAATCAGAGTGACCATTAACTACTGTTGGAGCATACAATGAATTACCTTCAGTGTCCTTAGCGTATGGATCTAGAGAAACAAACCATGATTCAATTGGATCCTTTGTCAAAGCTTCCATACCATTACCCCAAGCTAACTTAGCGGTCTGTGATGGAGTCTTTGCATATACGTTAATACGGAATACCTTCTTCCAAGTTAAATCACGAGAGTTTTCATCCCATCCTTCTGGGTCTGCATCTACCAAGTCTTCATCATCATACTTATACTTCCACATGAAAGCATTTCTGTGATTTAGAGCTTCGATTTCAGAACATTCAGCAGTGATGATTGATACACCAATATCATTACCATACTTACCTGGACCAAGAGATGCGATAACAAACTGACCATCGAAGTTTGACTGATAATGTTCAATATCACCATTACCTGGTTCATCTTCAGTTGAAGTTTCCAATGTATAACCATCTGCATAAGTCTTATCAACAGAGTTGAATAAGTAAGATGATGGTTGTGCAACAATTGGATTAACTCTGATTACTTCTTCATATTTCATTTCATCATTGTAAATATGAGCTTCATAATCTTCCTGAATTGGTAACTGAGCTAATTCTGGGAATTCAGCCTTGAATACAGAAACGATTGACTGCTTTGGTGATTCTTTTTCAGAATATAACCAGAACAAATCTTTTTCGATATGCTGTGGTTCATTTGTATCTGATGTGATGTCTTCTACAACAATCTTTTCAATTACATCATTTTCCTTAATATCGAAGTACTTCATGTAATAATAGCTATTCAATTCAGATACATCACCTAAACCATATTCGTTAGCCATATCCATGACAATCTTCTTTGGAGTACGTGTATCAAAAATTGGATCAACTTCGTCCTTATTATCATTTAGATACATTGCAGAACATGCAGAACAGAATACTAGATGCTTATCTTCACCTTTTTCTCCGTCTAATTCATGTCGACCTGCTAATGCAAATGTATTGTCTTGACGACCATATTCTTTGAAGTAGATACCATAAGCTGGACCAATTTCTTTAGGTGTTTCAGCTGGATCAGTTGGAAGAATAAAATCACTATCAACATAGTAAGATTTTCTTACTGATACGTCATCCCAGTCTAGTAATTCCCACTTCTGACATTCTAATAGACCATATCCAGAAGCATTAAATTCATCTTCAGATTTAACTACTTCATCCAAAGCAGTATAATTATCTGGAATATAGAACATCTTAGACTTGAACAAATCAGAATAACCGATTGTCTTTGACTTATCATCTGCATTCTGAATTCCTGATACTGCAGAATATTCAGCTACATACTGAACTCTATGATTGATACCATCAACTGTATCTTCACTTGGAACAGTGAAAGAAATCTTTACACCTTCGTGTGCAGATAATGCTGAATTAGACTTATCAGTCATCTTAGTATTACTTACAACAATATCAGCATACTGTAAGTTATCACCTTTATCCCATGGATCATTTCTAATCATCAAGTTAGTATCTAACTTTAATGTATTACCACTAACGTCAACTAATGTAGGATAAACAACGTGTTTACCTTCTTCTGCAACGTTATTTGGACCAATCTTAAATACAATATTTTCAGTTCTTTCTGTCTTAATATCTGTGATATTTGCCCATAAAGCTTCTTGCTTTAGAGAATAACCAGAAGTTGCAGAAGTTGCAGCTTCATCAACAATCCATTCTGCTGTTTTCTGTTTAAGAATTTTATCATTATATTCTTTAATTAAGTTTGTTGTGACAGTTACATTATCTAATTGCTGTACTAGCTTTAGATCTGATGTACCTTCATTATCATTAAACTTAAATACAGCAGTATCTTTTGAAAGATTCTGACCCTTAGATGATGCATTAGGGAATGCATACTGAATTTGGGAATACTGTTCGTCACCCATTGTAGCACGGACTGCATACAACTGATTTGAGTTTGCCAAATAGTTTTCTGCTGCAAAGTGACCATAATCGTCAAGTGCTTCAGGAGGTCCAAAGATTTCCTTGAATTCTCCATAATTACGAGAGACAGTTCTCATGTTAACTGGTCCCTTGTTTGACTTTATAGCAATTGCACCGATACCAATACCTGGTTCTGATACAGTTCTAATAGAATTGTCAATTTCTGTAAAATTGATTTTAGGCACTGTATATTTTGCCATATTTTACCTCTTAAAATAAATTAAATAAACTTTGTATCACTCACTCACAACTTTCTATTATCCTATATTTTATTTATATCAATCATTTTAAGTATTTTGATAATAAAAAAGAGTGATTTTCATCACTCTTTATCTTTCTTAACGAATATCTCCATTAAACTAAATCCTACCAGATATAAACATCCAAGAACTAAGTATAACGTATTTCCTGTTATCAAGTTAGCTAATGTCGGTCCTATTATTCCAGCCACAGCCCATCCTGACAAAGTCATTGCATGCACTGTACTTACACTTGTACTTCCAAATCGTTTAGCTAATAATGAAGGTAAACAGCTAAAATTTCCACCATAAGCATATTCTACCAATAATATACCTATCAGTGCAAGCCATGAAATCTGTGTGAAACATAAGAAACTTGCTATAATTCCAAAACTACATACGTAATGATATGCCGCTTTTCTACCAATTTTATCTGACAAAGCACTCATTAAGAATCTACCTAAGATATTAAAGACTGCTGTCAAACTCATTATAGTCGCTATTTCTTTAAATCCAAGTCCTAATAATAAACTCTTTTCTTGTGATATAATTGCTAAACCACATGAAATATTGATACAAAACATTAACCAAACAGAGATATATTGCTTAGTCAAAAATACTGCATTCTTCAGAGTCATTATTGGAACTGCTGTATATATGGTACTTACATACGCAGGATTTGGCTTAAATAATAGATTACACATCATCATAATGAATAAGAATGCACCACATAATATCAAGAACATATACGGTAGTGCAACAGTACCTAATAAGAATTCAATTGCAGGAGCTGCGACAAATTTACCTAAACCAAATCCAGTAATTGCTAGTCCACTAGCCAATCCTTTATGATCTTCGAAATTACTCAACAATTGTTTAATAGGACAAACATATCCTATACCAGTACCTGCTCCCATAAATGAACATGCAACATAATACAATGGAAGAATTCCAAAGAATGTTGATATGAACATTGAGAACATACCAATAGCAAATAAAATTGTTGAAACAATACTCATTTTCTTAGGATTTAATTCAACTTGTCTACCAAAACAAGCAGCACACATACCTAAGAAAAAGATTATTAAAGTAAATCCAATATCTGTAGCAAACTTACTTATACCAAACAAAGTCTGCAAATCCATAGAATATTGTGAGAAATTATAAACTGTTCCCAAACAGGTTGGCAAAAATATGCCGGGTATCAATATATTTAAATATCTATTCATAGTACTATATTTATGTAAAAGAAAAAGCACTATTTCTAGTGCTTAAATTTCTTTATCAATACAAATAATATAATTAAGAATATACTTGCTATAAAATAATTACATAGATTTGATATTAACCAGTGTCCAGTACTTATACTTACAAATAAAACATATAACGCACTGAATATATTTCCTCCAAAATCCATCAAAAGCATCTTAAAACTTAAGCCTTCAGTAGATTTCTTTTTCCAACACTCCCATACTTGAGGTGCTGATTTACATGCAAATAAAACTGCACCAATAAAACCACTTATAATAGCTAATATCTCAATACTCATACAAATTATTTATAGTTCAGTCAATACAGTATTATATTCTACAATCTTCTTCTTTCCTGATTCTGGATCTACTTCCTTACGCTTCAAGAACATAGCCAACTGAGTGTCCATATCCTTATCCAATTCCTTATAGAAAGTCAAAGTGTATTCAGTATTAGGAACTCCAGTCTTATCAACCTTAATAACTGCTGCAATGTTTTCCAACTTTGCTTCAAACTGCATTCCTGCAAAATCAACTGTATACTTCATACGATAATCTGTCAATGGAATGTTTACCTTATCCCAATTATCATTAGATGCTGATGCACTAAAGATATTTGACAAATCAATCTGTTTCTTGAACTGCTGTGGTAAACCTCTAATTGTAGAGTCTTCATTTACCTTTAACTGAAACATGACATAAACATCTTCCTTCTTGATATTTGGTTGAAATTTAGTCATAACTGAATCGAATCTAATTGTATTCATCTTTTACCTCTTATTTTAATGTTATGATACAAATATAATAATTTAAATGATTTTTATGTATGCTATATACTTCTTTTATTCTAATTTTTAATTGAAGATTATCAAATCTTCGATTTGATACAACTTCTATGAAGTTGTTATTAAATTTAATTGAATCTTATATACATGTTCTTCGGTGGTAGGAGCTTGGAGAGAATGAGCCTATCCAGGAAGAATAATTGGATAGGCACAAAGATATACATCACTTCGCTGTATAGGTTTTGCTTATCGGTCATTCGAGACTTATATTCATGCTTACGGGTCGGTCATCCTGTACTCCGGCTACATCATGAAATGCTATGGCGGCATACGAATTACTTGCTAGATAATTCTTCGATACTGTATCGTTATTAGTGACAAGTTTACACTATCTACCTAATCATTTTATGTGCACTTACAGTTTTCATGCAAACGGCTCACCCTCTACCGATAGTTCCATTGAGTTGGTCTTCGCTCCGAGGAATGAGACTTGAAAATTTTATGTTCAAATATAAATCATTAAAAAATTTTGTAAAACAGACCTCATATAAATCTTCCAAATGTTTTGAAATTTCGGAAATATTGACTGATTACTGCAATTCCGACTTGGAAAAATTATATTATATTTGTTGTATCATAGGAGATTTTATGAAGTTAGATGACTTTATTTTAGATGAAAAGAAATTTGAAAGCATAGAAAAACAAGCAGAATTAGACTTGAATGGTATGCCAGATAATATAAAGGATGCCATGGACTATAATGCATTCCAACTTCCAAACATTCAGTTTGAATGGTCTCGTAGATTTAAGAGACAGAAATTTGTAGTAGAATGTTTGAAAGATGAATTAAAGGATCTATGGGGAAAGAAAGTAGAATATTATAAATTCAAGTCACAATATCATTGGGACACAACTAAAGAAATTGAGTCTCAAATTGAATGTGATATGGAATGGTGTAAAAAGAAAAAGCTATATCAAATTCAGTGTTATTATCTTGAATGTATTGAACAATGGTATGAATTAATCAAGAAATTAGATTATAAAATACATGATTATCTTGATTATAAGAAGATGGAGTTAACAAATTTCTAATGTCGGTATTCAGTATGTATAATATCCCAGCAAATACAAGTTTAGGTACATCAGGCAATGCAACTACAGGTTATTGTGATACTGCAGTTGATTCTATTGCACCATATAAAGAAAGTATGTTTTGGAATATCCTTCATTCATATAGAAAATATAATAATGAATCTGCACAAATCAGAAATGATATTTGTAAAGAAATGAAAGTTATGGCGATGGATGTTCTAGATTATCTGATGACTACTTATGATTTAGCACCAAATCAGTTGATGCTACTTTATTTGAGATGCACAGATGAATTTTACAAGAAATTGGTTAAGATGGTAGCAATTAAGAGAATAGGTTTACATGAGTAATTTTATAGACGAAGTAGTTCAAGAAGAAAATACAGAAAGTATCATTGATGCTATTAAGAAAGCAAGTATTGTTATAGCAAAACAGCCAATTCAAGTAAAAACAAGAAAATTAAAATCATCATTTTCTTTGGATATGCAACAAGATATTAAGGCAATGCATGGTGGAGAAAAAGATGATTTCCATGGATGGTTGCATGATATTAAGAAGATGTCACAAGATGACTATTATAAACTGGATGAAAAAGCACAGCATAGACTATATAAGGAATATCAACTTGATTCAGTTTATAAAGAAGATGACAGAGAAAAGAAATGGAAGCCACGTGGTCTATTTGATGATATGTTAGATGGATTGCAGAATGAAATGCAACGTGAAATGGACAGAGAAATTCTGAATGAAATCATGAATAAGAAGCCATCAAAGAAAAAATAATTTGTATATTTCATGTAAAGGAACGATAATATGTTTGTACAGTTTAATAAATTAAGATTTAAGAATATATTGAGTTATGGTAATAACTTTACTGAAATTGATTTTTCAAATGGAATAAATTTGATTCGTGCTCCTAACGGAAGTGGTAAGTCAACTATTCTTGATGCTTTGAATTTCGTTTTATTTGGAAAGCCTTTCAGAAATATCAAGTTGAATAGACTAATCAACCGTATCAATGAAAAGAACCTTGTCACTGAAATTGAATTCAATATTGGATTTGATAAGTGGAAGATTGTTCGTGGTTTGAAGCCTACTGTATTTGAAATTTATAAGAATGGTCAAGTTCTAGATAAATTATCTTCTAAGAAACTTAATCAGGCTGAAATTGACAAATTACTTGGTATCAATCAGAAATTGTTTAAGAATATTGTTGGTGTAGCAGTCACTAACAATAAGCCTTTCTTGAGTATGCCTATTTGGGAAAAGCGTGAATTGATTGAAAACATTTTCAATATTGACGTATTGGCAGAAATGAGTAAGGAAGTCAAGAGACGTAAGACTCTTGAACAGTCAGAAGAAAAGTTAAAGATTACTGAATCCTCAGCTCTAGAAAAGCAGATAAATGATAACAAGAAATATATCAGTGATATGACTCAGTATATCGCTAACTTCAATACGAATAATGAAAATGATAAGGCAAATGTTGTTGCTCGTATTGATGAATTGAATAAAATTGTATTGAAGAATCAAAAGAATATCAAGGTTGCTACAGATAAGATAATAGAGCTTCAAGAGAAGACAAAAGAAGTACCTGATACAAATGCATATTCAAAGACAATTAAGTCTCTAGGTATATCAGAAAACGAAAAGAAGCGTATTCAAAAGACATTAGACCAATTGAAGGATAATCCATTGTGTCCAATGTGTGGTTCTGAATTATCTGGTGAACATGCTAAAAAGCATATAAAGGAATTGACTGAAGAAATTGATAGATTGACAAATACAGTCATTCCTAAATTGAAGGCAGAAGAAGATGCATACAATGCATTGAAGAAAGAATATGATGCAAATATTGCAATGATTAGAAATATTGAAATGAGAAAGTCTCAAGAAGAATTGTCATTG